GACGAGTTCCAGCACGTGCGGCGCCACGTCGGTGTCGAAGTCGAGCGCGGCGGGTTCCGCGACAGGCTCGGCGACGGCAGCCATCAGCGCCACAATCTCGTTCGCGGCAGTCTTGGCCGGTGTCGGGTCTTTGACGGGCACGGGCGCCACGTAGGCATGCGGTGCCGTCGTCGCCTGCAACTGCGAGGCCAGAGCGGAGACGCGCCCGGCCAGTTCGGCGAGGCTGTCTGCGGTGATTTCGATGCGGTACGTCATTCGTCGTCTCCATATGCGCGGGCTTCGCGGCGCGCCTCTTCAAGGCGCTCGGCCAGCACGATTGCCAGCTCGCTGTCGGCTGTCGCGAGTTCCATCAACTCGCGATCGGTCAGGATGCGCAGGTAGTTGCGGTCATTCATCATCGTCGTCCTCCTCTTCATCTTCGTATTCTTCGTCGTCCGTTTCTGGTTCGTCAGGCAGGGCCTCCCACTTGGCCTCGCGCTCGGCAATGATGCGGTCGCGCTCGGCCTGTGGCAGTGCGACCCATGCGGCGTCTTCGGCGGCAATCAGCTCGCGCTCTTCCTGAACGCGGCGCTCTTCTTCCTCGCGGAACAATTCCCAAATGTCAGTCATGTCAAAAGTTCCACGGGGTTGCGTCGTACTGCGCGGCCACGGCACGCGCGGCGCGCTTCCCGTCGACCTGATGCTCGGCGAGCTGAACGCGGCGACCTGCGTCGATGATCTCGATGCAGACGACGGCGCGGCCCTTGCCGAGCGTGTAATAATTTGCGGCTTTCGTCATTTCGGGTGTCTCCTGCGTTGCTGATGACCCTCTCTCGCATATGCAATTCAGCATTGCAACACCCCATTTGCAGTTTTCTACTCGTAGAAGATAATCTTTCCGCCTTCCATGCGCAGCGGGCCGTCCTTCTCTTTGCTAAGTGTCTGAATTGCCCGGACAACTGACTGCCTGCGGGTGTCGCGCTTGCCGGCCTCTGGCGCAGGCAAATCGGCCACGGCGCGGTCGATCAGGTCGACGGCACTGACAATACTGTCGGCCCCGAACACGGTCATAATTTCCAATAGGTGATTTTCTACACGTCCGCGACGCTTGACTTCCTTGCGATCCGCCGGGTTCCCGGCCGGTGCCGACAGCTCGGTCTCGACCGCGACGCAGCTCGTGATGATGTCGCCGTCGTAGTCGATGCCCACGTCGATCACCTCCAGCTTGAACGGGTATCGAACGCCGTCCTCGCCGTCCTTCATCTTCTCGATGATGATCTCGCGATCGCCGTTCTCGTGGCGCAGCACCTCGATCTGCACGTCGGCCGCAGCCTTCAGGCCGGACCAGCCGCGCGAGCCCTTGCTGAGGTCCTTGCCCGCGTGGTGGACGACGAGGTTCATCGCGCCGATGGCCTCGTGCAGCAGGTTAATGTTGCGCAGCGCCCGGCCCATGTCCTCGCTGGTGTTTTCGTTGGCGCCGGGGGTCACCTGCGCCAGCGTGTCGATCACGACCATGTCGACCGAGCCGAGGTTTCGGATCTCGGCGATCACCTGAGAGATGTCGTCGTCGTCGAGAAAGTTGGGCGCGGCGGTGATCACGTGCAGGTCCTGCATGGTCTCGAGGTCGAAGCCGTGGTGTATGGCATACGCCTCGCCGCGCTTGCCCAAGCCCGACCCACCCTCGGCGGCGATCACTACGACGCGGCCACGCACCGTCCGGCGCCCGCGCCACGCGACGCCGCGCGCAATCGCGAAGGCCAGATCCAGTGCCACGAACGTCTTGCCGGAGCCCGACGCACCGAACAGGATGCCCAGCTCGGCCTTGGGCAGCACGGCCTTGATCAGCCAGCTCATCGGCTCGCGGAGGGTCAGGTCGTAGATCGGCACGGGTCCGAAGCGGCCTACGCTCTTCGGCGGCAGGTCAGCCATGATCACCTCGGCCTTGGCGAGCACCTGTTGGCGGCTGACTGCCTCACTGGGGCGGTGGACCGCCTCCTTGGTCATCTTGATCACCGACGCCATCGTGATCGAGCGTCTGCCCGGTGTCTGCCGGAAACCGTCCCAGAGGTAGCGCAGCCCCTCAGTGCCGGGGTAGGTGTCGCCGCCCATCGACCAGTCGTCCCAGATGTCGAAGCCGGTGTCGTCCCCCTCACACTCGTGGTGCAGGGCCATGCCGACGCGCAGCCACGGCTCGCGGCCCATGCTGGGGTCGAGCTGGCCGACCAGCTCCTGCATACGCTCGGGCGTGAGGCCCAGCTTCGGCTCGCGGCCGGCCATGAAGTCGTTGGGGTCGAACGTCGCCGACGACGACGCGCCGAAGCGGCGCTGGCACAGGTCAATCGTGGCCGCGTCGACGACGGCGATGTGGTCCTCGTAGCCCATCACCTCGCAGCCCGGCAGGATATTACCCGTGAGGGTCACGAAGCCGGAGCTGCTGAACGTCTCGAACCCGTACTGGTCCGGCGTGGAGGTGCTCTTGTGGTTGCCCAGATCGCCCTTGAGGACGGCGCGGATGCCCTTGCCGCTGGGGCTGTACTCGGCGTAGGTGCGGTTGACGATCGCCTCGACCTCGGCGTTCGTGTGCCCGACCACGTCGACGCAGTTGTCGAAGTCGAGGAAGACGTACCCGAACTCCTTCAGCGGAGCGAAGCCCACGCCATCGAAGCCGGCACGCACGGCGGCGTCGCGGGCCGCCACGAAGGTGGTCAGGCGGGCTCGGTCCTGCGGCGCGCCCTGCTGGCCGTGCCGGCGCGTGCCGTCGGCCCAGAACGGGATCTTGCGCGGCTTGGCCTCGCCGACGAACTGCTCGAACCGCCACATCAGCCAGCCGGGCAGCTCGCGGAGCGGCTCTGGCACCTGCACAGTGCGGAGAGCAGGCGCAATTGACCTCACGTTGGACATGTCATCGTCCTCGCTCACGGGGGTTACAGGATGTCTGCGGCGGGAGCGTTGATTGCTCGGACGAGAAAGGGGTTCATCAGTCGGTCGCGATCCACGCCGAAGGTGCCCTCGATCAGCACGGCACGCTCGGGCGGAACCCAGCCGCGCGCCTTCCAGTTGTAGACCGCTTGGTGGCTGACACCCATCGCCTTGGCGAAGCGTACGATGCCGCCGCCGCGCTCGATGGCGACGTCGATGGCGGCGACGCGGTCTTCCTTGGTGGTCATGCTACCGCCTCTGGCTCGTGGGCGGCCTGCCGGAACCGCTCGGGACCAAGGGCCCAGACGCGGGCCTCGGTCATATACTGGGCGCGCAACTCCTGCAGGCGGTTGTCCACGGCGCGCAGGTCGGTCGTGAGCCGATCCCTCGTCGCGAACAGCGTGCGCGCCTCGGCGCAGGTTTCCCCGATCATGAGCGTTTCCCCCTCTTGCCGATGCGGCCCGTCTTGGGGTCACGGAAGTGCGCCTGCGACAGGGCGGCGGTCAGCCTGCTGACGTCGCTCTTGGCGACGGTGATGCGGACGTTGGCCTCCCGGAGGTCTGCCTCGAGGCGGGCGTTCGTCGCCCGCAGGTGGTCGGCCTCTGCCTTGTATGCCTCGACCGCCTCGCGGGCGGCCCACGGCCAGATGATGTTCATTCGCGTTCTCCCTGTTGTTGCTGTTGTCGTGTTTGGCACGTGCAATTGCACATTACAACCCGTCCTCTCGCACGTCGATCTCCTCCTCCGTGGCGGGGGGCGACCGCATAATGATGGCCACGGTGATGACCACGAGGATGGTCCGCGCCAGCGCGGTGCCGGCCGTCATGCGTCTATCCCTGTCGCGTAGGTGAACGTGGGCATGTTGCGCTTGCGTTGCAGCGCCACGATGGCGCGGCCGAGTTGCATCGTGGCTGCGCGGACGGCCCGGTCCGACATGGCGCCGCCCATACCGTGGTTCAGGCCGATGATGCGGTCACTGTCGTGGTCGACCACGACCTCGATCGACTTGCGCTCGGGACGGCGGCGCGGGGCGTCCGCCGGGCGGAAGCGGCCAGCCCAGTCGATGATGGTGCGGGGGTTGACCCCATAGGCGCGTGCCACCGCTCCCAGCCGCTGGCCACCCTCGTAGTCGGCGACTGCCAAGCGACGGCGGGCGTCGGCCTTGGCTAGGCGCGCCGCGTGCGCGATCATGTCTCGGCTGGGAAAGCGTTTCGCCTTGCGGCTCGACGTTTTCCCCGGTGATACAGGAACTCCATCGTCTGCTGCGTCTCCTCGAGGCGCTTCAGCTCCCGCTGCTCGCCGGGGGTCATATATGTCTGCGCTTTGATCTGTCGCAATCGCAGGATGCGAGGCAACCCCGGCGTCCTGAATAGCGGGTCGATCTCGTAGTCCATGATGCGCTTCGCCATGTGGTTTACTCATTGGGGGTTTCCTTAGTTTGCGCTGCGAGGGCGGCGCTGTAGGCGTAGGTGGCATCGTCCCATGCGGCGTAGGCGACGACATAAGCTTCCCGCTTGGCATCCATCTCGGCTTTCAGTTTCTCAATCTCAGTCATCGGTCTGCCCCTTCTCTTGCGCTGCGAGGGTGGCTTCGAGTGCGGCGTCGAAAGCGGCGAGGGCGGTGAAATAGATGCCGTTGGCGGAGCTTACGGCGGCGACCCATGCGGCGTAGGCGGCGTCGAGTTCGGCGTTACGTGCGGCCTTCAGTTTCTCTAAGTCAGTCATCGGTCAGTCTCCTATCGATACGGCAGCATGGGCAGCGCCCACGGTGCGAGGGTGATGGCAGCCACCAGCAGGATCGCCGCCAGCAGCACGATGGACTGCCGATAGCTAAGGTGACGCTTGCCGGGGCGCTCGGGGTCTACCATGTCAGCATCCACCCGGCGATCATCGTGGCGGTCAGCAGGAGCCACGCGCAGGCCATCATGCCGGCCAGCC